TGTTTCTACTGGTATTGGCACAAACCTGACTCCAATTTGAGCGAGGCTATGTGCCATCTCGATACTCGTTCTTAATTCAACAGGAGATGCTTTGTGCATACAGCCCCTCGTTTATTATTTATCTCTTCAGCCAGCCGCTGTGCTTTCAGTGGATTTCGGATAACAGAAAGACCGGGAAATACCCAGCCTCGCTTTGTAACGGAGTAGACGAAAGTGATCGCGCCTACCCGGATATTATCGTGAGGATGCTTCATCGCCATTGCTCCACAAATACAAAACCAATTTCAGCCAGTGCCTCGTCCATTTTTTCGATGAACTCCGGCACCATCTCGTCAAAACTCGCCATGTAATTTTCATCCCGCTCAACCACGACATAATGCAGGCCTTCACGCTTCATGCGCGGGTCATAGTTGGCAAAGTACCAGGCGTCCTTGTCTGTAACCCACATGCTGAATTGCACCTGGGCCATGTAAGCAGGCTTGATAGCGTCAAAGCCGCCAAGCCGGAATTTCATGAAGTCGCGGGAAGTAAAAGGGCATTTAAGCTCAAGACCGTTACCGTCGCTGCATAAACCGTCGGGAGAGCAGGCGGTGCGCATGCTTTCGTCACGAAAAATTATTGGCGTTTCCGAGACGGTAACATCCGCGATAAATTCGAAGAGGGCACGGGCATCATCTTCGTATTGCTTTCCCCATGCGAGCGACTTAGCGTTAACTTCCGGTGCCACGCCAGTACAAACTTCAGCCAGCAGGGTGTGGAAGTATGACATTTTTGTATCAGGCCATTTGCTGCCGGAACGTGGCTTTGCTATCACATTGTGAACTTCTGAAGCAGTGATAACACCGAGTCTCAGCTTGTGCCATCCATCATCGCCCTGGTCGAGGCTGGTAATATCCACGCCAGTTCGCTGGAGAATAATTTCTGGTGTCATGACACGGCCTCGCTGTTATTTTCCGTGGTGGCGTGAATTTTCGCTTCCGCCGTGGCCTTGTTTCTGGCAGCTTTCTTTTTGACAAAATCAAGCGTTTTGACAGCTTCTTCCTGACTGAGATATTCATGTGATGCAATCGTGCGACGGAATGTTTTGGAACATAAGGGAAGCAGGTCATCCCATGTCTTGTTAATTTCGGTGATTGCCTGAGTGATCTCATTGATAATCTCATCTGATGCGGGAGTGACGTCACGCTCAGGGATGTGATCAGCATTCAGGATGATACCTTCACCGCCCTGAGTGTTCAGGTAGTCGATAGCTGTATCCAGGCGATCGCGACGGGGCCAGTATTTGCTGGCGCGCTTAACAATGGCTTTTCTGGCCATTTCATCGGGGAAACTATCCCACGGGCTACTTCCTCCGTTATTTCCGGCTTTGCTGCACGCCCTGATGACCTCGATTTCCCTGTTGCTCATCTCTTCGGTCAGATAGTCGCCTTCGGATGTTTTTACGACACAATAACCGCCAATGCGTGCGCCCCTGTCTACGAAGGGGTTGTATTTGTGCGTGGGGGCGCAGTCAATACCGTTGGACTCGTAAATGTCCTTCTCGTAAACAAGTTTGCATTGCCCCCACTGAATGGCTCCTGTGACCTGTGCCAGATGCAGAAGCCCCATATAACTGATATCCAGGCATACAGCCTTTTTTCGTGGGACCAGATACGCCAGCTTGCTGGCCGGGTTCAGGGTTATGCCGATGGCGGCAACATTGATGATAGCGTTCTGTGCGCTGGGCAGATTTGCCCTTGCTGTGTCAGCCAGAAAGGCATTTTTCTGGAATTGCTGAATTGCAAACTGACTTTCCTTCGCCCATGTCAGCGTCGGTTCAGTTAATGCCTCGCAGAAAAAGCGCTCCTGCTGCTTAACAAATTCAACGATATCGAACATTTTTTGGTCCTGAAAATCAGAAAGGACAGGGGGAGAATTTTCTCTCCCATTCTTCTTCCGCCCGAGCATAGGCGATCGCTGAGATATAATCGTTGTACGCCTCTTCAGCTTTTTCGCCAGTGAGTGCTAGTTGGGCTTCTTTGGGTAAAAAAAGGCTGCTCATAAGCAATGGTTTATCGGGGAACATGCTGATAAGCTCCTGCGCCCGATCATCAATCCATTTATCCTTTTCATCCTGAATTTGCTGATTAATCCAGCGACGCTCCTCTATGCGGTCGCAGGTGAGGTATGCGTTCATGGCGGAACTCCTGATTCCGGTTAATGCATTAAATTAATTTGTCGGGAAAGCTGACATACAGGGCAGTTACATTCTTCCTCCTGCTCCTTAGCGAAGAAATATGCAGCGGCCTGTAATGCGATATCTTCTGGATGTTCCGCGATAAACATAACATTGCCTTCCGTATCAATAACAGAAATAGCCTCATCAGACAGGACGACAAAATAGGCGATGATTTTATCATCCATAAAAACTTCTCCCATTATCGTTCCTGCTGGAGTTACGACGCTTTTTACATTGATATTTATTTTTTGATTGAGCATGATATTTCCCTTCAGGCTGGTGAGATTAACGGTTGGCCTTTATTGTTCAGGTAAACTTCTATTGCATCTGAGATAATGCGAATTTTTTCAATCAGTGAATGTGCGTAAAGTGCATTATTAACGTTCGCTGACGCCATGTAATAACGCCCGTTGTAAAGAATTGCTGTGCCGGGTTTAACGTCCTCGCGAGAAACTAATGCGGTTCCGTAGTGAGGTTTGAGCATGACAAATCCTCCGGTTAATTAATCCAGATATTTAATTTAATCCCCGATATGTGGTCGGGGATGGGGTTAATTAAAGATTTACGTTGAAACCAAAGCGGGAAGACTTTTCTGATGTACGGGAAATATCCAGCAATTTACGGCGCATTTCTTCCGTCAGATGCTTGAAGGCGTTAAATTCGGCGACAGCGGCGTCAACGTTATAGCCTTTGCTGTGTAGCTCATTGAGGATGCGCATAGTTGGGCTTGGCATATCGAAGAGCACGGAAGCATCAAGGCTGATAACCTTGCGATCAACATAGTTCATCGTGGCGTAGGGGTGATGCTCTGAAAACCACGACAAAGGGAAATTGATATTCATCGCAGGAGAAGACAGGGCCAGTTGTTTCTGTTCCCATAGTTGTTTTTCCATGCGATCGAATTCAGCAATGTAGGCTTCCTTGAATGCAGCTGCTTTTTTGCCGGTGAAGCCCATCACCAGAAAAACGAAGCCGTTTTTGGTGATTTGGTACATTGGGCGTTGTTCGCCTTTGGCGTCGGTGTAGGTAACGTCCTCAAAATTGAGGGCGTTAAATTTCTCTGAGCATTCAATATTTGCAATGGCGCGCAATACGTTATCGTGTCGCTTGCAAAAATATTCGGCAACGGCAAAGGACGTAGTAACAGCGCGACCATTGGAAATGGTGATTTCAGGTTGAGAAAGGACTGGGATAGTAGCCATAATGGCAGCCTCCTTGATTGGTGATTGATAACCACCGCTGGAGGTAGCAAGCTCGCTGGCGGTGGACTGTACAGGGTTGCTACAACTGGCAATCAAGGGAACCAGCCCGACCGAAGTCGGCCCCATACAGCCCACCATTGATAAGATGTGCGTGTATGTCGATACAAAAAAAGACGCTGGCGCGTCTGTATCGCCTCGATTGTCAGCGGGGTAGCAATCCCGACACCCGTTTTATGAGGTGTTCGCCAAATATAGCCCCGACATCACACGCAGTCAATACCGTTCTTTCTCAGAAACGCTTTGGCGGTGCCGCCTGCACCCCAAAACATTCCCTGTATTGGTCAGCGCCAACTTCCTGCCAGTGTTGCCCGTTCTCACGCCGTTCTCGCTCTCGCGCGGGGATACTCTCTCATCGACCGGATCGCACCCGATGATACAGCACGTTTACGTGTAGGGGTCTAAACAGGTCATTGACGCTGTAAAGCTCCAGATTGTTAAAGAGCATTTTGCGGCGGGTTAAGTCGCGCCGTACGACTGATTTATGTAGCCCTGTGTAAGGGCGCGATGTTTCTGGCTTGAAATAAATATAACTTGCGGTGATTTTCATGTAAATACCGTTGGTGCTTTTTAAGGGCGGGAAATTATTACTTAACTGATTTTTAAAGTGATTTATTTTTTAAGGGGGCAGATAACAGGAGGGGATATGCAAAGAAAAACCCGGCGCATGGGCCGGGCTATTTATCTGGTCCTGTTCTCATTCAGTAGAGTAGGGGCCAAGAAATCGCACTCCGTTGAAGTGAATAAGATGAGAAGGTGCATCAGCCACCCATACCTCTGTTTCCCATGCGATTTCACCAAGATATCGCCCCATGATGGAGCGATTTGGAAAAGCGGTCACATAGACAAGTCCGGCTGTTGATCCGGCAAACAGCCTGGCAAGCTCAGCATGCCGCTTCCCATCAACCGGTCCATGACTGGTGACAGACTCAACCAGTAGCAGCCAGTTTTTCGCAGTAAAATGTAGCACCACATCTGGCATTTTACCGTGTGAATCCACATCAACACCTAGCCCGGCCAGCAGTGGAGCGTCGAAGTAGCCCCACTTTTCGCCAGTGTCGCCAGCATAGACCAGCACGCTACCCGGAGCAAAACGTGGGGCGAAGTCCTCTATTATGGCACGGATAAGTTCGCTGTGCTCGCCGGGACTGAGGGTTATTTGCTGGCCCGCAGCAATTTCAACAGGGATACGATTCTGTTCGCGCTCCTTAGCATAGCGGGTAACCAGCGTTTCACGCTCGGCTAAATAGGTTGCAAGGCTATCGTGCCATGCCGGGCTGCCGAAAGTGCGTAGCATGGACAGAGCAGCAGGTTCGATCTGATAAACAGCCTTCGGGCTGTTCACTGGGCGATCGGGCTTGTCCGGATTGTAGAGGGCTACTCCAGCAGCGCAGAACTGATGCATAGACTGGCGGCGGAATGTCTCACGAGTATTGGGTGCGTAGACCTTGCCGTAGTGCTCCCGAACCCAATTCATGATTGGTGTAATGCCCACAAGCGGATTTTCCGCGTCGGCCCATGCTTTTCCCGGTGTGAGGTTCAGGAGTGCCAGCAAACACAAAGCAGAACGCTCATTCTGCTGCGCTCTGGGCAGGCCTAAGGATGCTATAATTTGCTGAGCGGCCTCAATATAATCATTTTGGTTGTTCATGCAGTCAGAGCTCCTAGCTTAGCGTCAATATGTTCTTGCGTGAGAGTTTCTTGTTGCATAGCCCACTTGCCAAGCTCTATCAGAGTGTCACGGCTTGGGTACTTAATCATCTTGAGGTCGGTTGCATTGACCTGTGTATGCCCGTTGAAGCGACGGAAATACTTATCCACTGCGGTAGTGTTCAGGAACACGGCCAAGCCACGGGCCAGCGCCTCGGGTAACCCATGTTTGTTCTCATGAAACACGTTCATGTGATTTTCAAATCCCAACACTGAATACTCACTGAAGGTAGCAGGATCAACGACGCTTGCTACCACTCGGCGCTTTTCCTCCTTCGACGAGAAACGACGCACCACACAATAAAAACCGTTCGGGTAAAGCCACTTTTCTGTCTCGTCGTTGCGCATGATTGCGTTGGGTTTCTTCAAACCTTCCACAGGCCAGACAGTGCTACTCATACTCAAATGGCTCGGGTAGATCAGGGGAACAGTTCCTTCTTCTGGCATGCTGCGCAAATGAGCTTTCAGTCGGAAATCAACTATCGGTCCGGTCGATACCTTCACGCCAATATCAGCCAGCGAACATTGTACGGCAGATGATAACTCAATGGTGCTTTTCTCGAGCGTGGTCGGCACATGAATAAACCGCTCCGAATCGTCCGGGTACACAATCTGGTCAAATGGGTGTTCGTAGGTGACTAGGTCAAAAAAGCTATCATCGGTCGAAGTTGTGACTGTAACAGCCTCCTGACGGCCTCCACGCTCCAGGCGGATGATAATATTTTCCTGCAACACATCGTCATCCCTGAAAGCTTTGCTACGTGATTCGAACAAATGAATATGGCGGATTGCTGCCCGCTCAAGTATGAAATTACGGAACGGACGGTAATACGGTCCGTTGCAGAAACTACGTGGGATTATGGCCACTATCTGCCCGCCAGGTGCAACCTCACCTACAGCCAGTGCAACAAAGGCGGAATACAGATTTACCGTCTCGATACCGACAGTGCGAAGAGCCTGCCGGTGGGCTGACTGGCTATTGATCTTCTTGTAAGGCGGATTAAGTATTGCATGGGTATAACCTCGATCCTGTAGACCTTCGGCGGTTGCCAGCTCAATATAATCCCCTTCGATGATGCGGGGCGTCACTCTCCTGTACCCGGTTAAGTGCTTCGCAAGGTGACCACACAGCTTTTTGTCGATTTCGTAGGCTGTTGCCTCGACAGACTCAAAGCCAAACTCGCCAACCAGCCAACGGTCGAGGAAGGCGCAAGACAGTGCGCCTAAACCAGCGCCTGCGTCCAGTAGACGGCAAGTTTTCATTGTGCTCGGTGGAAACAAGGAGGCCATAAAACGGGCCACGCCAGAAGGCGTCATGAACTGGCCGAACTCTGCTTTGTGTTTACGCGCGGTACGGGGAGACAGCTCGCGACGCACGCTGTCTGCGACGTCTAGCTTTTGAAGCATAACTAATCCTCTTTACGTGGCATGATGATGCCAACGTGCTTTTGACATCCTCCACATTCTTCAGGCGTGAAGGATGTCAAATCACTCTGTGAGCTCAATCAAAAGTCTCATCATTCCACTGCGATTTGATGACCTTTCCGACAAACTGGCAGTTTTCGTTACACTCAATCATGTCGAATCGTGGGTTGAGCGGCTCCAGGTACGCTTTACCGCTCTCACGAATGAATCGTTTGAAGGTAAATTCATCGCCGTTCATTCGGGCCACGCAAAAATCGCCATCCTCGATTTCCCGTTCAGGGTCAACGAGTATCAGCATACCTTCAGGGAAGCTGGGTTTACCACCCTGCGGTGCGGTCATTGAATGCCCCTTGACCTCCAGCCAGAACGACCTGTCACTGGCTTTTGTGGTGGTGGAGATCCATTTAATCGCATCTTTTGCGGTGTACGAAATATCATCCATTGAGAATGCGCCAGCTTGTACGCAGGAGAGTAACGGATATTCGTAAGCGGGGACACGAGTTAATGGCTCTTCAATTGCGAGCGCCATTTCTGCAATAGATTTTGCCAGGCTGGGACTGAAATCTCCGACCTTTACATTCAGTATCTTAGCAAGCTGTGCTGCGTGGCTGGCATTTATGGCGTTGATGCCAGCCATTAGCTGATTAACAGCGCTTTGGGTAACACCTAATTCATAGGCTAATGATTCCTGCGACAGGCCTAACTCTTTCTTTTTAGCGTTAAAAATACTTTTCAGACGCTTGGCGTCTTCCAGTTGCTCAGGGGTTAACGGTTTCTTTTTCATGTTCATACCATATCACCTTTGGTTATATGTAATGAAATATCTGCGGTGTTGACATTTTAATAACTGTGCGTAATGATATGGGCATTTTGAAGGAGTCAGTTATGGCGATGAAAAAAGAGACCCTGGCTGATTACGTATACAGGTTCGGCCAAAAGAAAGCCGCTAAGGACTTTGGCGTGGCGCAGAGTGCAATCAGTAAAGCGCTTCTCGTCGGACGAGAAATATACGTCAAAACCTTTGATGACGGCACAGTTGAGGCGGAAGAGGTTCGTCCGTTCCCTGCGTTCGTAAGAGGCGATGATTAATCCTGGACACACAGCCCATCGGAGGTGTGAGTGAACAGGCAAATCAAAACGGTTATGCCCGAGCAGTACTGTGATGCTGATCGGGACTGGATACAGGAGCAATTGTTACAGCTAGACCCGACCACCCGGGTAAAAATTGCAGCAGAGTACGCGAGAGTGTACCAGGAAGAGTGGGACAAGGAGCCTGTATCGTTCAGGAAGGGCAACAGGGCAAGACGGAGCGCCAACACCCGGTTACGGGTGTATGTCCAGAAGTACGCGAGAGCCAGCCGTGGCTGGATGCTTTCGCCAGTAGCGGTACGGAAGTTTCCCCCGACACCATGATGGCGGTTAGTTGCGCTAGAGATAATTTCAAGTGCAACTAATTTCCTGAAAGGAAGCGAGGAGGGGGTAAGGGGGTGGAGTCGTTGGTAAGGCCTGTATCCCTTGGCCTAGGCCAGAAGGCAGGTACATAGGTTAGGTAGATCACTGTATAAGCGCGCGATAGTTTCTGGTGAAATGATTATCGAGCTAACTATTGAGTGATAAACTATGTCGGCAGCAACCAAATCGGCACTGATCCGTACACTGAGCACTGTACCACTGAGAACAGAGGAGCGTTACAGCTTTCTGGCTGATGTTGTAACGATCCTTGAGTCACAGGGGATGCATGTGGCAAGCAATGTCACAGTAAGAATCGATGGCAGAAATTTCCGTGTTGATATTCTCGCAACAGCAAAAACTGGTGGGAGTGTGGCTATCGAGATCGATCGTAGCTCTCCGCGACCCCGCTCAGTCATGAAATTGCGTGAATTGGCACGTCGTGGCACTGAAGGCTTTGTGTTGCTTCGAATGCCAAAGAAACTGACCAGTTATAGCGATGCTGGGATCGATATCATCCCGGCGAATGGCAAGGGGGCGTCATGCTGAAAATCACCCCAAACTTTGCTCAGGAGCGCGGTTTAAACCAGCTGCGGCACCAGTGGAAACAGCATCGCACGTACCTGATGTATGCACCCACTGGCTCTGGCAAAACTGGTCTTGCAGCATTCGTCACTGCCGGAATGGTTGAACGTGGTATGCGGGTGATGTTTGTCTGTCCGTACACCATCCTGCTGAACCAGACAGCGGAACGTTTCACCGAATACGGTTTGCCGTGGGAAGAAATCAGTTTTGTATGGCGTGATCACCCTAACTATGACCCGTCACGACTGATTCAGATTGCCAGTGCCGACACGCTGATCCGTCGTGAGTTTCCTGACAACATCGATCTGCTGATCATCGATGAAGCACACATGAAGCGTCGTGCGTTACTTGAGGTTATCCGGGACAAAGATATCAGGGTTCTTGGGCTTTCCGGCACCCCGTTCGCAGCCTGGATGGGGAAGTACTACGAATGCCTGATCAAGCCTACAACGATTCGTGAACTTATTCAGCGTGGTGATCTGAGCGATTATGAGTTTTTTGCCCCCTCAATGCCTGATCTGGCTGGCGTAAAAACCAGTAACACCGTATTTGGACGGGATTACAACGAGGAACAGCTCGCATCCATCATGGGGAGTTCGGATCTGGTTGGCGATATCGTCAGCAACTGGCTTGAGAATGGCGAGGATTTACCGACGATCTGCTTCTGCGTGAATGTGGCTCATGCGAACTTTGTTACCCGTGAGTTTTTACAGTCTGGCATTGGCGCAGAGGTGATGACGGCAGATACCCCCCATGATGAACGACAGGACATCATTCGCCGTTTTGAAGAGGGTGCGACCAAAATAATTGTCAACGTTGGCGTACTGGTTGCGGGATTTGACAGCGATGTTCGCTGCCTGATCTACGCCCGTCCGACCAAATCAGAAATCCGCTGGTTGCAGTGCATCGGGAGAGCGTTACGTACTGCGTCTGGTAAAAAACGCGCATTGATTTTCGACCATTCCGGCACGGTTCATCGGCTGGGCTTCCCCGAGGATATCGAGTATGACGAACTTCCGGGAAAAAATGACGGAATGAAAGCGTCTGCTGGCGGGAGTGAGGTTAAGGCTGAGAAACTTCCCAGGGAATGCCCCAAATGCCACTTCATGAAGCCTGCTGGCGTGCATATGTGTCCCAAATGTGGATTTCGTCCTCTTGGTGGTGATGACGTGGCGACAGATCGCGATCGTAAGCTTTCACGCGTCAACAAAGGGAAACGCGAATACACCCGTGAGGAAAAACAGCGTTGGTGGAGCGAGATCAAGGGGTATCAGAATTACCGCAACGCGACAGGTAAGCCACTGAGTGACGGATGGTGTGCTCATACCTACAAGGAGAAGTTCGGGGTTTGGCCTAAAGGCTTCAGTAATGCGCCGCTGCAAACCTCAGTTGAAGTGTACAACTTCATCAAGTCAAAGACCATTGCCTATGCCAAAGGGCGCAAGAAAGCCATGACAGGAGGCCAGCATGCGAACTAGAGATGCAGCCGTGGGGCACTGGAGCCGGATTTTTGAATATTACGGCATGCCTCCTGTTACTGGTGTGAAACATTACAACGGACCCTGCCCGATATGTGGTGCCAGAGGTAAATTTCGCTGTGATGATAAGGATGGTTCCGGTTCATGGATTTGCGTCTGTGGTCACGGGGACGGGATGAATCTGTTGCAACTTGCCACGGGTAAGCCCTGGGTGACGTTGTGTGATGAAATCGATCGGCTGATCGGAAATACCTGGAAGAGGGAGAAAGTCAGCCAGCCTGTAACAGAGATAAGCAGAAAGCGGGAGCTGGTCATAGATAAGTTTGCCGGACTCCCGTGTCTGCGGGGTACAACAGGTGAGGCGTACCTGCAGGGGAGGGGAATACTCCAGTTACCGACCGAATCCGTGCGTTTTTGTGACCGTCAGATCGCCAGCGGGCGCGAATATCAGGCAATTTACGCCATTGCAACAGATGACAAAGGTTCTCTTTGCTATCTGCATCGTACGTTGCTGGATGGTGATCGCAAGGCGAATGTAGAGGCGGCTAAAAAAATGACCGCGCTACAGGAGTTGCCTGGTTTGCAGCATGCCAAATCGGTGGCAATACGCCTGTATCCGGTGTCGTCCACTCTGGGGATAGCCGAGGGTATCGAAACTGCGCTTTCATGCCGTCAAATCTTCCGCTGCAATGTGTGGTCAACAATGAACTCCGGTTTTATGGAGAAGTTCATTGCGCCACCTGGCGTTAATCACCTGATTATCTTTGCTGACAATGATGCGCACGGCGCAGGTCTGGCGGCTGCCTTTAAATGTGGGCATAAGAATCTCATGAGTTGCAATGACGTTGAGAAAGTCAGCATTCGCTGGCCTGACTTGCCGGATTTTAACGACATGCTCATTCAGGGGTGTGAAGCCCGTGAACATGTGTTGACGCGCAAATTCAAAGCGGAGGCTGCCTGATGGAAATAGAGATGATCAAGGCGGCTAATGGCGTATTTGTACCGGCGTATGAGCGCGATTTACCCCGACTGGCAAAATTTAAAAACGGTGAGCTGTATACACTGGAAGCAAAACTTACCCGTAACCCATCTTTTCACCGGAAGATGTTCGCTTTTCTTAATTTCTGCTTTCAGTACTGGTGCGCTGAACATGCTGGATACGAATTCTCTGATGAAGCGACGCAGTTTGATGAGTTTCGTAAAAATCTGACAATTCTTGCCGGGTTCTATGATGTGGTCACAACCATAAGAGGCGAGGTGAGATATCGGGCAAAAAGCCTGAGTTACGCGAATATGGATCAGGATGAGTTTGAACGTTGCTACAACGCAATGATTAATGCCGCGTTAAAACATGTGTTCGGGCGCTCAAACAATCCTGAACTGAATAACCGCCTGCTGTCGTTTTTCTGAGGTGATGATGAAGCAACGTAAACCAAAAAAATGCAAAGTGTGCGGCTCCTCGTTTGTGCCGTTCCGCTCATATCAGAAAGTTTGCTGTGGTCAGTGCGCACTGGAACTGGTCAGAAAAGAAAAGGCGATAGCTTCAGCAAAAGAGCAGGCAGACAAGCTGAAAGCGCGCAGGAGGGACTTACAGCCCCGCAGTTACTGGATTAAGCAGGCACAACAGGCTGTGAATGCTTATATCAGGGAGCGGGACCGTCATTTGCCGTGTGTTTCATGCGGGACGTTCGATTCAGCCCAGTGGGATGCAGGCCATTACCGTACAACAGCTGCGGCACCTCAGCTCAGATTTGATGAACGCAATATCCATAAGCAATGCGTGGTGTGTAACCAGTACAAAAGCGGAAATCTCGTTCCGTATCGTGTCGAACTGATTAACCGCATCGGGCAGGAAGCAGTAGACGAAATCGAATCAAACCATAGTCGCCACCGCTGGACTGTCGAAGAGTGCAAGGCGATCAAGGCAGAGTATCAACAGAAACTTAAAGACCTGCGAAACAGCAGAAGTGAGGCCGCATGACGTTCACCGTAAAAACCATTCCTGACATGCTTGTTGAGGCATATGGAAATCAGACCGAAGTGGCCCGAATACTGAACTGCAATCGTGCCACAGTCAGAAAATACATTGGCGATAAAGAAGGGAAAAGACACGCTATCGTCAACGGTGTTCTTATGGTTCACCGCGGATGGGGTAAAGATACTGATGCGTGATATCCGGCAGGTTCTTGAGCGCTGGGGGGCATGGGCGGCAAATAACCATGAGGATGTTACATGGTCGCCCATTGCTGCCGGATTTAAGAGGCTGATCCCCGAAAAAGTAAAATCACGTCCACAGTGTTGTGACGATGACGCGATGATTATATGCGGGTGTATGGCTCGCCTTAACAGGAACAACAGCGATCTGCATGACTTGCTGGTTGATTATTACGTGTTGGGGAAAACGTTTATGGCGCTGGCACGTAAGCATGGATGCTCTGATGGACATATCGGAAAGCGGCTACAGAAAGCGGAAGG